CACTACGAACCTGGATTCCCAGGTCTCAGACTGCCACATTGGCAGGAGGCGCAAACGCCGGAGGTCTACGACCAGCGAAGCTAGCGTGGATCGACTCACAGTCGACAAACGCTACACACTTTGGACTGAAGTTGGCAATAGACGGCAGCAGTCAGCCAGCAGCCGCAACTCAGCTCACTGGAGCTATCAACTTCGTCTTCAAGTACTGGGTATCGTGTAAAAACACTCGTTAACCCAGTAAGCGCCAAAACTCGTAGCCGAGTCGCGCGATATTAAGCGAGGCATGCGCAAAGCTTTAGGCTAGACTCTAGTTACACTAGAGGTCCTAATTTAAGGGCTACCTACAAATGATCTTGATCACTAGGTCTGGGGTAATACTAACCCAGACCTAGCCTAGTGATCATTTTTGGTGACGCGGGGGTTTAAAGATTGGGGCTCAGGAGGGGTGACCAAAAAATCGGGGGATTTCTGAAATCGGGCATATTCATTGGATTTGTTCCGACCAATCACCGCACGGGATTGGTCACTCTGCTACTAGAAGTGAATTGATTGGTGGGATCAAGTCTAGACTAGTAAAGGGTTCCGACCAATAGGAAAAGCTAAAAGCTAAAACTAACCCTTAACCCTTGTTGATTGGTGGGAAAATTCCATTAATTAATTAAATTGAGAATCCAATCAGAAACCAATTCCAATCAAACAATGGCAGCCCAGGACGAGACTCTCACACGTAAGAACGCTACCGCAACACCACGCGGCCGTGGATGGTGTTTCACTTTGAACAACTACTCAACTGACGATCTTATCACCCTTGAATCTATCGAATGTCAGTATATGGTCTATGGAAAGGAGACAGCACCCACTACGGGCACTCAGCACATTCAAGGCTATGTCTATTGGAGCACTCTCAAAAGCTTCTCTCAAGTCAAAAAGGCTCTTCCAAACGGAAGTCATATCAGCTTGGCACGCGGGAACGCGCAGCAGAACAAGGACTATTGTACCAAGGAAGACCCTAAAGCAAGTGAGCGCGGAGATATGCCAGCTGCGCCTCAGTCAGGGGGGAAGGAAGCCAATCAACAGCGATGGCAGGCCGCTTGGGATGCGGCGACTGAAGGACGGACCGCGGAGATTCCTGCGGACATTCGTCTTCGCTATCACTCGACCCTGAAACGGGTTCGCGAAGAAGCTCTCCTGGAGGAGGGAAAGCGCCCGCAGACGGAGAAGCAGATGCTTTGGTACTATGGCCCGTCGGGGTCAGGAAAGAGCCGCAAGGCTCGCGAGGAGAATCCCGGGGCGTACCTGAAGATGTGTAACAAGTGGTGGGACGGATACAAAGGCGAGCCAATCATCATCATTGAGGACCTTGACTTGATCCACAAGGTTCTGTGTCACCACTTGAAGATCTGGGCAGATCGATACTCTTTCCGGGCGGAGGTGAAAGGGGGATCAATGGAGATTCGACCTGAACAGATCATCATCACGTCAAACTGGCATCCGAAGGATATCTGGACGGACGAGCGGGACCTGCAGCCGATCCTGCGCCGATTCAAGGTGTTCAAGTTCACGGAGCTCGGTCTCGCACCGGAGGCAGAGGCAGAAGCAGAAGGGGCAGGAGGGGGCGGTGGCCTTGCACCGGGGTTCCATCTTCCAATTTCGGGGGATTATTGAGCTGTGGAGATGAAACGCAATTAGGACGCCGCACGCACACGCATGCTAGATAAAGCCTAGAAACTTCCACATGATCGGGAAGGGCTAGGGGAGGGCTAGCACAACCAAATTCAAGCAACATTTCCAAATGAAACGCCGCTATGCTGGAAAAAGCCGTCGTCGGAGTGGTGGTGGGCGCATGCCTCGTTATCGCGCTCCTAGCGCGAGCAGCGAAGCAGTTCATCGCTTCACTCGTACCACGACTACGAACTTTCTTAACACGAATGCCATCGGCTACGTTACTAACGCAGCCGGCTATCCAAGCTGGGCAATTGGCGCTACCCAAGGAAACACACTGCAGTTTACCTTCAGCCTGGAGGGAGTCACAGTGTACGTGGACGGAACGTCCAAATTCACAGCTCCGCTGCCTGGATACACTGATTTTACGGGTCTGTTTGACCAGTATCGCATTGATCGCATTGCTTGCTATGCGCTCCCAACATGGGACAATGCAAACCTCGTCACAGGCGCGACACTAAACGCAGCTCTGCTGCCGTGGGTACTTCACGCCGTGGACTACGATGACGCATCAAACACGACTGCGACAGGGCTGATGCAATACGGTAACTGCAAGTGGACTCAGTTCAGTGGGGACAACGCAAAGGCACTACGAACCTGGATTCCCAGGTCTCAGACTGCCACATTGGCAGGAGGCGCAAACGCCGGAGGTCTACGACCAGCGAAGCTAGCGTGGATCGACTCACAGTCGACAAACGCTACACACTT